AAAAGCAAAAAATTAGTCATTAAAATAAGCGGTCAGGTGACTGCTTTTTTTGATGCCAAAAAAAATTACCGAACTGCCGGGGAAGCAGGAGAAAGGAGATATGAGAATGTCAGACTTTAAACCAATCACTACACAGGAAGAATTTGATGCTGCTATTAAGGGGCGCTTATCTCGAGAGAAAGATAAGTATAGCGACTATGACCAGCTCAAAACTCGTGTTGCAGAGTTGGAAGAAGAAAATGTTGGCTTGAAGTCAACGATTGAAGCTAATAATCAAAGTAAGGCAGATGCTGACAAGCAACTTGAAGATTTGCAGAATCAAATAGCTGGTTATGAGACGGCTAATCTACGAACTCGAGTAGCTTTGCAACATGGACTGCCTTACGACCTTGCAGATCGTTTGCAGGGAACGGATGAAGAAAGCTTCAAAGCTGATGCAGAGCGCTTAGTTGGGTATATTAAAAAATCTCAACCAGTTGCGCCTATTAGAGATTCGGAGCCTGTTTTAGAAAAAACAGAAAACACACTGTATAAAAACCTAGTACAAGGTTTAGTTTTTGAAGAATAAAGGAGTAATAATATATGACAGATCAACTATCAAAAGGAAAACTATTTGACCCAATGCTTGTAACAGACCTTATCAACAAAGTTAAGGGTCACAGCTCACTGGCTAAATTGTCTAATCAACAAGCGATTCCGTTTAATGGATTAAAGGAATTCACATTTACATTGGATTCTGATGTAGATATTGTTGCAGAAAATGGGAAGAAAACGCATGGTGGTGCAAGTTTAGAACCTGTAACTATTGTGCCTATTAAAATTGAGTATGGCGCTCGTGTATCGGATGAATTTATTTATGCTTCAGAAGAAGCTAAAATCGATATTTTGAAGTCATTCAATGAAGGGTTTGCTAATAAAGTAGCTCGTGGTATTGATATCATGGCCTTCCATGGTGTAAATCCACGTACTAAACAAGAATCTACTGTTATTGGGGATAACTGCTTTGATAAAGCGGTCACTCAGACAGTGAACTTTACAACAAGCGATCCAGATACTAATGTTGAAGATGCAGTTAAAATGATTCAAGGAGCTGACAATATCGTTAGCGGTATGGCTATTGATACTACATTTGCAAGTGCACTAGCTAGCATGAAGAACGCAGCTAATGAACGCCTATACCCTGAATTGGCATGGGGAGCAAATCCAGGTGCCATTAATGGTCTACCTGTAGATGTGAATACTACAGTTGGTCTTAATGTTGGAACCAATAAGGATGTTGCTATTATTGGTGACTTTGCTAACATGGTCAAATGGGGATATGCTAAGCAGATTCCACTCGAAGTCATTCGATATGGTGATCCAGACAATTCTGGAAAAGACTTGAAAGGTTATAACCAAGTCTATCTTCGTGCAGAAATCTATCTTGGATGGGGAATTTTGGACAAAAACAGCTTTGCTCGTGTTGTGAAAGCGGGGTAGTATATGGAATACATTAATGTAAAAACAGGAACTACTATCGTTACTGAAAATGTAATTAGTGGAGGTGATTGGGTTTCGATTGACGAATACAAGCCCTTGGATTCATTGACTAACGCAGCGTTGAAAGAAATTCTTGATGAAAAAGGTATTACTTATGATAACCGCGCCACAAAATCTGAATTGATTTCGCTGATTGAACAAGCTGACACTGAAGCTCAGTAGTCGCTTGGCTGGAGGTAGAAATGGAAAACTTTGCAACAGTAGACGATCTTAAAAAATTGTGGCGGACGTTAAAATTCGATGAGGAAAAACGAGCTGAAGCACTGTTGGAAGTTGTTTCTCATTCTCTTAGAGTTGAAGCTAAAAAAGTTGGCAAAGATTTAGATGGATTGGTTGCTACTGATCCATCTTTTGCTATGGTGGTTAAATCCGTAACAGTGGATGTAGTTGCTCGCACCTTGATGACATCAACTGATCAGGAACCAATGACTCAAATGGCTGAATCTGCTTTAGGATATTCCTTCAGTGGATCTTATCTTGTTCCTGGTGGAGGTCTCTTTATCAAGGATTCAGAATTGAAACGTCTCGGTCTCAAAAAACAAAGATATGGGGTGATTGATATCTATGGGACGGATTAAAGGAATTACAGTAACTTTGATTGGGAAAACCAAGAATGGTAGGGATGACTTTGGGCATCCAATCTATGAGAATACTGAAATTCAAGTAGATAATGTCCTGGTTGTTCCAGCTTCAACAGAAGATGTCACAAATCAACTGAATCTTACTGGGAAAAAGGCATCTTATACACTGGGTATCCCAAAAGGCGATAAGAACGAGTGGAAAGAACGAGAGGTTCGTTTTTTCGGTCGTAAATGGCGCACGATTGGCATTCCTTTAGAAGGTATTGAAGAAATGATGCCTTTGGACTGGAATAAGAAAGTGATGGTTGAAGCGTATGAGTAATTTCAAAGTCAAGCTTATCGGTGCGGGTGTAGGAGCTCTTTTGAAATCCAAAGAGGTTCAGGATATTCTGAACAAAGAAGCAACAGTCATTAAAAAAAGATGTGGCCCTGGTTATGAACAAGATAGCCACGTTGGTAAGACAAGGGCCAATGCTATGATTTATCCAGCTACGCGAAAAGCGAAAAGAGATAATTTGAAAAATAACACTTTGTTGAAGGCGGTACATAAATGATTGAAATTATTATCAAGAAATATCTTGACGGTCATTTAGATGTACCGTCATTTTTTGAGCATGAAGCTGAAGCTC